TGAAGTCGTTGGCGGCCTGGCCGTTGTCCTGCTGGGCACCGAGTTTGCGTAGCCGTTTGGTGTCGGCGCCGGTGAGGTCGTCGGTGTTGCCGAACCGGACGTAGCCGGAGTCGCCGCGGAACTCGAGTTTGAGGTCGGGGATCTGCCCTTCGTCCTCAAACGACGGTGCCGCCTCGTGTTGGGTGACGGTGTCGTGCATGGGTTGGTCCTCACATTTCCTAGTAGGAGGCGATGGCGTTGGTGACGGTGAACTTCGCCGGCGCCCTGCCGCCGGAAGCGCCGACGTTGGTGGTGTTGGCGACACACTTGACGGTGCAGTCCAGGCCGATGGCCTCGTCGCCGAAGTTGTGTTCAACGGAATCGAACGCGGCCGCCGCGGCGTCGACCGTCATCGTTCGGGCCGCCGCACCCGCAGCACCGTTGGACACGGCCAGCTGGAATTGGGGCTGGGTGTTCGAGCGCATGTAGTCGAGGAAGGTCTCGTCGGATGGCTTCGTCACGGTGAATTTGGCGTCCACCTCAAGGTCGCCGCGTTGAATGATGTACGGGGCTTGGCTGTTTTGGCTGGTGTGCTGCACGGCGGTCTTCCGTTTGATGGTCACTTCCCAGTCCCGCACCACAAGCTTCTTCGACCCGGGGAGCGCGCCGCCGAACGCCAACTCGACCCGCCACGCCGCCAACGGGGTATCCGCCGTCCACGTCGGCACCGGTTCGCTGGTCGGGTATGCCGAGCTCCAGAATCCGTTGCCCTTGTAGGTCACCTCAACGAACCCGGACTCCGGGTTGCCCTTCAACGTGAGCTCGGACAGGCACGCCCCCGGGTACACCCGCGCCCGGGTGGTGGCCGTGAGGCCTTGCCAGTGCACGAACGTGTGCGATGGTGGTTGGCCCGTGCCCGAGTTGAGCAAGCTGATCGCATGGGTGTAGATCGACGACACCGGCCCGGTGGTGGCCAACTCGCCCATGATGTTGTGCAGCAGCATCGGCAAGTTGTCCAGGAATGCAATGCCGTCGCCGCTGAAGCTGGACTTCTGCGGACCTTGGGTCATGCCGTGCAGACCCGCCATATCCCCATACAGGGAACGGTTTTCCAGCCACACCGGGTCGTCTTTCGGCGTGAATTTCCCGATGGGCATAAAGCTTGTGGCCGGGGTCACCGCCGTGCCCTGCACGGTCTCCTTGGCCATGCCCAGCCACTGTTTCGCGCTGGGGTAGGTGGTGGGTGTGCTCATCGGTCCTCGCTCTCCGGCTTGGCGGGTGCCGCCGGCTTGACCGGGTCGGCGTTCAGCCGCTCGGCGTTGTCGGCCTCGACCTGCCCGAGTGAGGGCTCAGTCTCGGGCGCCTTCTTCGGTGCAGGCATCGGATCTCCTATGTGGACGGTTGTAGGTATTGGGTGATCGTGAAACTGATGACGCCGTGGCGGACCACCCGGCCGCCGTTGTCCTCCGGCTCGTCATGTGCCGCCACGATGTTGTTCTCCTGCGGCCACTCGCCGACTTGGAACACCGTCAACGGCCGCCCCAAATCCCGGCCCCGGCCACGCAGACTGTCTTTCAGCGCGTCGACGAGCCGGTCGTAGTCGTCCTCGGCGCCTTCCCAGTCATCGGCGTTGAAACCCGCGTGCGTGATGTGCAGCTCGGCGCTGTAGTGGATGTCTTTACCGCCGGCATCCAACGCCCCGGTGAACGCGGCACGGTCCTCCGACTCGGTCGGCAACACCACCCGCACCAGCGCCTCCCACGGCCGCTGCTGCGGCCACTCGTCCGGGCTGTACTCCGGGCGGTGCGACGCGAACACCTGAGCGATGCCCTCAACGTTGTGGGCGCGGATCCAGTCAGCGACCGCGTTGCGCATCAGCTTCCGATGCGACCCGCCAGGGTTCGGGCTGCTCATGGAGTCACCACCGCATACTGGCGCAGAATTCGCTCTGCCTCGGCGAAGTCATCACCGGCGCGACGTGCACTGTTTTTCTGCCCGCCCGCTTTTCCACCGGTAGACGACACCGGCCCGCCGCCGCCACCGGACCCGCCTTTGATCATCGCCTGGGTGGCGAGCACAATCGCATAGATCAGACTGCCCGGCATCCCCGACAGCATCGGCGGATCCGCCGGATCCGAAACCGTCACCGCGACCGGTAGCACCGGTGCGCAGCCGATCGTGCCCGGACCAGTACCGATCCCACCCGCATCCGCTGTGCTGACCGACGTTGCGAGGAACCGGTGCCTTGCGCGGCCCGCGTGCAAGGTGAGCCAGGTTTGGCCGGCGATGATGCCGGTGGTGTCGGCCACCGCGAGCGTGGCGGCGCCCGCGGCAGCGTCTGAGGTCAACGTCGTGACCGGATAGCCGTGGACGATGCTGTACCGGCACACCGCCTTGTCGAACGGGGCCGTCATCGGCACGAACTGGATCGGCCCGGCGCTCGAGGTGAGCATCGCCGAACCGAACGCGGGCACCTTGAGGATGCCCTCCTGCACGTCGATGCCGTCCAACACAGTCAGGTCGGTCAGCTGATCCACAGTCGGGCCGATGCTGAACGCGGTCACCCCCAGGATCGGTCTGCGCGGCGGCGCGAAGGTGACATAGCCCCACCGGTCCACGTTGACCGTCTTCTGATCGGTGAACAGGGCGGCACCCAACTCCTGATTGGCGATGTCATCGCACCAACTCGAGGCCTCGGCGATGTACTCGAGCAGGGCCGCGTCCTGGTCGGCCGGATCGCCTTTAGGGACCAGGTTTTCCGCCGACACACCCCGCCTGCGGTACAGCTTGAACATGGCCGCGGACAGGTAAGGCCGAGTCTGTGCCTGGCTGATCGCGCCGACAATCGAGGTCACCATGCCGGCCTCATTCCACGATCAGACGGCCGGTAGGCCGGATCACCACTTCACCGGTCACCGTGACCCGTAGCCAGGTGAAATACGTCTTGCCAGCCGTCGGCACGAAAACCCCGCCCGGTCCGACGTTGCACAGCGCCACGAACGTACCGATCAGGTTCGTGTCCCACGTGCACGCCTTCCAGTCGCCGCTGGACGGTTTGGCGCGTGAGGACGGCAGGAACGCCGCATCGACGGTTGCCCCTGCCGCGACAAAGTCGTACGGTTCGCCGTCTTTGAACGCGCGCACGGTGAAGGGGATGTCCTCACGCGACAACGCGTCGATCCGCTCAAGCGCCATGGACACCTCCCATTTCCTGTGCGGGCCTGTGATTTCAAAGACGACGTCGCCCACGGCTACTCCGCGTCGAGGAAGCCGAGCTTGACCGCACGCTCGCGGGTGATCTCGACCTGGTCGCCGTAGCGGATGCCGTGCCCGTGGGCGCAGTTGACGAAGGCGTCGGCTTCCTCGACGGGCCAGCCGTCGGGGAAACAGCGCCGGCACGGTTCGGTGACCAAACCGACCTGCGGCGCCTCGTCGTCGCCTTCGTCTCCGGCTTCGTCTTCGCCGGGCGCGGGTTCTTCCTCGCCACCGTCAGCCGGCGCGGCCTCGTCCGGTTCGACGGGGGACACCGCATCGTCGTCAGGCTTGACCGTCTCACCGGGCGGCGCTGCTGGCTTGGTTTTGGCCTTGGGTGGCATGGCTTCACTCCCTGCCGTAGAAGGAACCGGAGAAAACAACCGAGGTGGCGCCGCCCGCCAACGTCCACCGGACACGCGCCTGATCGGTCAGGACCATGTGCTGTGCGTCGGCACCATCGGCCAACGAATCCGTGATCTCGATCGAGGTGGAACCGGCCGCGGTCAACGCAGCCGTGGTGGCACCCGGGTACCAGATGCCATCTCCACCGAGACGGTCAACAACGAAGGTGATGTTCCCCGCGTTGATGCTCTTGATGGTGATGTCGAGGGCAGCCCGGCCAACGAAGTTCGTCACAAACGGGTCGGTTTGGCCGTTGGCGGTCACCGCCGCCTCGGCCTGGCTACGTTTCCACAGGAAGCTGCCCATCACACGCCTTCCCGCACGCAACGGCCGCCGTCGGGGCAGCGCGAGCACTGGTTGAAGAAGCTTCCGAACCCGCACAACGTGCACCGGTATCCGGCCGCACGCCCGACCGGCAGCGCCGCCGACGGTGCGGGCAGATTCCCATGCGCCAAATGGGCTTTCGCATGGTCCGGTCGCATGCGGAAGTAGCCGTCCCGGGCGGTGTACCGGACACCGTTGACGTCGGCCTGGACCTGGCGGCGGTCCTCAGCCCGCACCCGAACTAGATCGTGACTCAAGACGTCCCCCTTCACCACGACGAGACGGCGTCGCCAGCCGTACCGAACAGTTGGCGCACCACCTCGGCGGTACGGTGCTCATCGCACAGACGGAAGATCCGCCCGTCGACCTCGGCGAAGCCCTGGGTCCACTCGTTGCAGCCCTCGAACTTGCATGGGCGCTTGACGTCATGCTCCTGCCGGTCGAGGCGGAGCCGGTTGGACAGCAGATAGTTTGTCCAACACTCGTATGCCTCCGCCTGGGTGGCGTGAGGCGCATGCGTAGCGCAGTCGCCGACGGGCCAGATCCGGCTGTCGTTGCGGCATGTGTAGTGCCAGCCGCCCGGTTCGCCGTCGGCGCCCAGGACTTGCCTCGGCTGGTAGTAGTTCATCAGCAGACCGTCCAAACGATGGGGTTGAGCCCTCGCGCTGGCGGACCAACCCCAGCCATGACCAACGCGAGGGAGCGAATGGGTCAGCCGTTGGTGACGCCGGCGAGCAGCCCGGAAAACTCGGGCGCGTAGTGGACCAGCGTCGCGATCTCATACGTGGACGCGTCCTTGGTCATCTGCACGTCCGGCCACGCAATCCCGACATAGTCCTGCACACAGCGCTTCTCCACCGGGGAGGGCACGTTCGCGCCGGCAATGTTCAGCGACCTCGAGCGGATCAGGGCCGTGCCGGGCAACGCGTCAGGGTGGGCCTTGACGTCCACCACCTCGGAGTTGTTCGGGTTCACATGCCCGGTCACCGCAGCGCCCGCAATCACGTTGCCGTCGCCGGTGGTCACGCTCGTGCGGTAGCCCGATGCGGCACCCGACGCGCCGCCGATACGCATCAACTGCCCGTAGGCGGTCCGCCCGGCGCCGGTGAGCCAAATCTCCTGCGGCGTCGCCCCGTTGCGGGTCCACATCGACGTCAGCGCGGTGTCGAACTCGCTGCCCGGGTTGAGGGTGGACCAGGCGCCGTTGACACGCGCGAAGTACCCAGTCTGGGCGGTGTCGCTCTGTACAGCGTAGAAGCCGTCGTAGGCGTCGGCGTGGAAACTGGAGTCGGAGGCGGTGCCGACGGTTGCGGTGACGCTGTAGGAGGTGATGGTGACCGTGTTCCCGATGAACGTCCGTTGCAGGGTGGCGTTCGTGATGCCCGCCGTGGTGCCGACATACAGGCCGTAGTAGATGCCACCCTCGGGTTCGGTGCCCACCGTCACGGTGATGGTGGAGGTGGAGCCGGTGGTGACCTGTGTGGCCACTGTGGACGGCGCTGACTGGCCCTGACCGTTGAGCGCCACCACATAGATGGAGTAGGTGGCTGCGGGAATTGTGCCGCCGGTGGTGGCGGTGCCGGTGGTCACACCGGCAGGGACCGGAACGGCACCCTGGTAGCCGGCGCCACCCGCTGCGGTGCCACGGCCTGCCAGGTCGGCCCATTCCTCACCCATCAGGTGGGCGAACAGCAACGCCGTCTGGGACAGGGACAGCAGGTTGTCGAACCCGAGCGAGGTCAAAAAACCGCGCCAGGTGACGGAGTCGGAGAAGCCGAGCTCTTTGTAGGCGCGGATCTGAACATCACCACTCTGTGTGATCTTCGGCGGCCTGTTCAGGGTCAGGTTCCCCGGGCCGCCGAAGGTGGCCGTCTGGGTCGCCGAGTTGAAGAACGGCATGGTCTTCGTGCCGGGCACCGAGTTGGTGACGGCGGTGATCCGCCGGTATTCGGCCGCGCCACCCTCACCCTTCGTCCGCGGGATCGTGTTGCGCAGCGGCGTCCGCAAAGGCGACAGCCACTTAGCGGGGGCCTGCAGGTCGTAGGGGCGGGTGTCCATCGGCGACGTGCCGGTCCAGTCCTTCTGGATGTCGGGCATGACGTTGCCGCGCAATGTCGCGATGTCCTGGGCGAACTGGGTCACCTGGTCTGGGGACAGACTCTTGGTGATCGAGTCGAGCAGTATCGCGGCGGTATCGGGGTTGACACCCTTGTGAATGACTTTGGTGTCGCGGTCCATCCACACACGACCCGCGAGCGTGTCGGCGTGGCTGGAGTTGAGGGCAGCCTTGTAGCCCTCGAACTTGGTGACGAGGCTCACGGGGTCACCCTGGCCGAACAGATCAACGAGGGCTTCGATGGCACCAGACATGGCGAGAAGAATCCTTCTATACGGCGACCTCACCCGCCTTCGCCGCTGCGGCCTTGTACGCCAAGGCAAGTGCGGGGTCGGAGGTTCGGTCAGCGATGGCAAGATAGCGGTCCGCCTCCGCTGACTTGGTCAGCGTCGGCGCAGTGGGCTGAGTGATCAGCACCGGTCCGCCGGGTCGTGCCGCGGCCATCGCCTTTGCCAAGTCCGCCTGAGCCGCTTTGAGCTGCTCCTCTAGTGGCGCCGTGGCCTTCGCTACCGCTTTGGTGATCTCGGCTTCCAGCAGAGTAGCAGGCACCGCGTCCGCTGTGCCACCACCCGCGTCCGCAGGGCGGACACCAAGCGCCTTCGCCAGGTCCGGTGTGAGCATCTTGGCGTACTCGACGCCAAGCGTGCGGGTCAACGCCTTCTCCACCGCATCGGTGGCTGCCGCCTCCATCTGGGCCGCATAGGCTGCTGCGTCGTCCTCGATCCCGTCATAGTCGCCGTCGCTGGTGTCGCCGAACTCGCCCAGGGCGGCCACCGCATCCTGCATGCCGGAGATGTCGACCACCTCATCCGCCGCCGCGTTCTTGAGCACGGTCGCCTCGTGGATGAGCAGGTCACACACCTCGTTGATCCGCTGCTTGGCCGCTGCGATGTCGCCGGCCTCGTCGAGCTGCACCACCAAATCGTCGTGCAACACCGCCTGAACGGTCGCCCGTGCGCTCTTGATCAGATCCGGTTCCGCCACCTTCAACATGTGCCCCTCCTCGTCAACCGGCAGCAGCCCGCTGCCGAACCCTGCGACCTTGCACAACATCATCGTGGTGGTCGGGTTCGCCGGACGGTCGACGAGCGAGATCTCCACGATGTCGCCGCCGACGATGCGACCCTTCGGCGCCTTCGAGTCGCGGACCACCCGCGCGTTCTTGATCCCGATCGAGTAGCCCTTGTAGACCTTCTTTTCGACTTTTTCCTTCGAATCCTGGTCCACCACAAGGGATTTCAGCGTCCAGCCGTCGCCGTTGCTGTCTTGCAGGTCGACGCCAATCCCGGCCGCGACAGGGCCATGCATCGCGCGGACGTTTCCCCACTTCATCCAGTCGGGCATCGCAGACTTTAGCCACGCCGGATCTGCGATCTGGCCGTCCAGGTCGATTTCCGGCCCGGCGGCCTTGCCGAAGACGAACACGTCGCCGTCGGCGTTCTTCTCGGTCTTGACGATCTCCGCGTAGGCGTAGGTGAGTTCGTCGGTCTTGGCCATCTCAAGGTCCCTTCTCTACCCGTGCCCTACGGGGTTCTTGCCTTTGCGTTCCCCCGGCCAGATGCCGAAGGTGTCGTGAAACCATTGCGACGCTGTACGTTTCGCCATGTTGTCGTTCATGTACTTGCGTAGATGCCGGTACAGGGCCGTCCACGGGTGCGCGCTGCCGACCCATTTCTTGCGTCCGGCGCCGCGGGTCCAGTAGTGCTTGAGCCTGGCCGCGTTGCCCTTCCCCGGCGTCGTGTCCACGGTCACCCACCCCCGCGACGTACCGGCGCGAACAGGTGCATATTCTCGCCGCCCAACTGCACCGCGGCGGCACGCTGCGCCGGTGTGAGCATGCTCTTCATGAACGCCGGATCAAGCTGGGCCACACCTCGGCGGTGCAGGTCGATCAAGGCAGCATCCAGTTCCTCACGGGGCACGTCGGCGAGGCGTGCGCGGATGGCGTCGAGGTGGGCGAAGTCGTTAAGTCCGCCTGCGATCGCGGTGTGGGCGTCGAGGATGCGCCGTTGAACCTGAGCCCGCATGTCCTGCCCGCTCGGCGCGCCCGCCGCCACCCTTTCCAGCGTGCTCGACACCATCCACTCATCGCCGCGCTTCGTGCGGATCCAGTGCGTGTCGCCGGATGGGTCGGCGCGGTCGGTGCCGTGATAGGTGACCTCGCCGTGGACGCGGTGCCTGACGGGCGTACCCAGCGGATAGAGGTCCTGAGGGTGGGTGGGCTCGCCTGGATCGCGGGCACGCGACTGGTACACGTCGCTGGGGTCGAAGGGCTGCTGCGCCCGCACGTCTTGCGGGCTCACGCTTTTCCCCCGCCGCCACGAGCCGAAATGAAGTGCTGCTGGCTGCCTCCCAGCATCACCGCCGCCTCCCGTGCCGCCGCAGGCAGCGCCTTCTGGTTCGGGTCAGGTGACAGCTGAATGATCCGCTCGCGGTCCATCTGCTTGAGTACCGCGTCCAGTTCGGCCCTGTCGAGGTGCTTGAGCTTGTCGCGGAGTTTGACCAGGCTCACCAGACCGCCAGGCTCGGCCGACAGCGCTGCATAGGCCTGCATGACGTCGCCGCGGATGGCTCCCGGTGTCCGGCTACCTTTTGGGGCCACGTCACCACCCCCGCCACCCTCGCGCAGCCGCGTAAGCTCACGCCGCTTCTCACTGATCGCGGTCCTCAGTTTGGACTCCGCTTGGCTCGCGATCCGGCCGCCCTTCTGCCGCCGCCGCTTGTCCTCAGCCAGCCCAAGACGACCCTTCAGCGTCTCAAGCTCCGCCTCAGCCTTGGCGATGGCCCGCTCGTTCGGCGTTGGCGCGGCGGGTGTGGCCGCCTGCACCCGTAGCCTCTCCACCCGCTCACGCTGATCCCAATACGCCTCCACCTGCGAATCCTGACGCGCCTCAGGCCAACGGTCCGGATCATCGGAGCCGTACAGGTTTTCGAGGTCGGCACGCATCTCCTCCAACTGCGCCTCCGCATGCCGCAGGCGCGCGGAGGCGTCGCCGCCTGAGGTGTGGCGCGTGCTGTCCGCATGGTCGGTCCACTTGCTTCCCATGATCGCCAAGGCGTTCAGCCGGAACCCGACAATGTTCTCCACCAACCGGTTCGCCTTCTCCGCCTTGTTAGCGCCAGTGAGGAAGCCGCTGGTGCCGTGCTTTCCGGCAACCTGCTGCAACTGGGCGACGGTCATGCCAGCCAGGATTTCGCGGAGCCGTTGACGGTGTTCGGGTTTCGGGTCGGCGATCATGGCGGTGATTTCCTGGTCGACGGCGGCCATGTCCACCTGGGTGCGTGGTTTGCGGGGGCGTGCCGTCACCTTCGCCGACGTACCCTCGCTGCCCGTGTAGGAGGCGGCCGGGTGGAAGTAGCCGACGATCTTTTCGATCGCCTCGTCGCGGTTGGACCGGCCCGCAGACTTGACACCCAGATCCTTCGCCAGCGCGCGGGCTTGGGCGTCGGTGAGGTTCTGCTCCCGCAGGATCGCGCGGACACCGTCCGCGTCCTTCGCGCCGACGAGGCGGGCGCGCATCGCTGCCACGTTGAGGGGACCACCCGAGGCTGGCATGCCAGCCTCGGCCCGGCGGCGGTCAAACCGGCCCGGGTCGTCGTAGTGCATCACCGAATCCGTGCTGATCCGGCTACCGATCAACTGCATGTGGATCGCATCACGGATGTCCTGCTTACGCATCTTCGACGACAACGGCACACCCGCAGTCCCAGCCAACGTCTTCAACTCGGGGATCGTGAGCGGGTCGAGGGCGCGGCGGACGGCGGTGTCGGACTCGGGCAGCACCGGCAACGCCCGCATCTGCGCGACCATGCCCTCGTAGTCGGGTTCCGCCTTGGCCTTCACCCGCGCCGACGACCGCGGCCTCGTCGGCGTCTTCGCCGCCTTGCGCCGTTTCTGCTCGCCGTCGACCGCCGCGATCAGGGTTGCTGCGTTCGCCCGCAACGCCGCGAGGTCGCTGTCGTCCCAATCGCTGAGGTCGCTGTCGGCGGTTTCGCCCATCTGCCGGGTGAGGTTGGCGCGGGCGGCCTTCCACGGCTCCGCGGACGGCGACAACGGGCTCGGGTCCATCGCCTCGGACCGTGGAGTCTTGGGCTGCCACTGGCGGTTCTCATCGCTGATGCTCATCGCGTGCAGCTGGTTGTCAACGCCGAGCGACAGCGCGGCTTCGCGATCCCGTGGTTTCAGCGCCTTGCTGTTGGCCACCGGGATGATTCGCACATCGCTGTCGTGGCGGAGCATGTCCATGAATGCCGCGTCCTGCTGCTCGCGGGTGATCCCCCGCGCTTCAAGCTTTTCTCGCAGGTCGGCGAGTCCAACCCACTGGTTGCCCGATGTCTTCAGCTCA